CATCTGAATACATACCATTTCTTCCATAATTTTCAAAGTCTAATTTAAATGATTTTCCAGTCTCTTTGGCTTCTTCTAGTATGTCACAATACTCATCTGAATTATTATACTCAATATTCCCTACTAAATCTAATTCTATATAATCCACAGTTAATTGCTCCCCTTTTATGAATAGACTGTGGAAAGTTAATGGGTCATATTCTGAATAAACTGTTCCTTCTGGAAGTTTAAAAAATTCTTCTCTATTTATTATCTTCATCTGTTTCTATTTTATTTCCGCAACTTTGACATAATCCTGTTTCTTCTGAACATTTCAAACATAACCTTTCAACTGGAATGTGAGGTGTACTTATTTCTTCTCGACAACTATAACAATTCCCAAAAGAAAAAGCATGCATTACTACCATATTTTTACAATTCTTACAATAATTTCTCATACCTTACTAAAATTATCAAGTGCATCCTTTACTTTAATATTCTTATCATAGCAATCGGCAAAATAGTGAACATTATTCAAGACTTTTATTGGATCATAACTATAGTTGTTTAAACTTCTTCCAACAGATATTAAGTATTGATGGAAATTAGGTTTTTGATGCTCTAGAATCACCTTTTCTTTCTTAGTCCAAAAATTTAGTTTCTTACTGTCTGAATAAATATCTAGCAACTCTCTTAGGGTAATTCCATAATTAAAGTCTTCACTCTTACAAAATTGTTTTAGTTCTTTAATATATTTTTTCTTATTCTTTTTTATCCCGCGAAAAAATTTAATTAAATAATTTTCATCATCCCAAGTACCTTCAAACTCAGATTTGGTGAAAACTAAGCAAGGTTTATTATAATGAGTTCCATTATCAATATATAAATCATGTAATTGTATTGTACCGTCTTGGTTCTCCACTGCTCTATAACAAGTTCCTTTCATTATTGTATGTTTTCTAAAATTTGCTGTTTTATTTCTTTTTCTTGTGAATCATCTAATGTGATTTTTTCACCAATTTTATCCCATAACTCTAAAATCTCTATTTCTAAATTTTCTACTTTTACAGACTGTTGCCTTTCATCGTAAAATGATATTGGTACATTATCGTAAATAGTAACCTCGGCAAAAATAGAAATTTCCGCTGTACTACCATCATCTAAGAAAACAGTTTCCTGTTGTTCTATAAATTGCATACTTTCTGTCCAATCTATATTTAATTCAATTGTTTTCATAAATTAAGCTTTAAAAATTATATAAAATTTTCTTTTACCGCACCAATTAAACCAAAGTATCCAATCACCATATACAGTTTTGAATAACCTAGGTCTTAATCTATTTTCCGCGAAAAGAATTAAAAACAAAGCAAACAATATCCAATTAACTGTATAGTTCATGAGTATCAATATTACAATATGTTTTAACTAAATCTCTTAAATCTCCTCCTAACTTCAAAGCCATATCCATCTTAATTTCATTTGGAATGTCTTCTGTAGTTTGAAGAGTATACATTTTATCCATCAAAGCAGATTGAAAGATATATAGTGCAGCCTTGAATCCTTCTAAAGTGAATTCAGGTTTTGTCTCATAATTTTCTAAAAGAGCATCTGCTATTTCTTCTAGTATTGGTGAGAATTGTGTTCCTAGTGGCATACAGTTAATTTTTTAAGTTCGCTACTACTAACTTCTATTAGCGATCCACTACTCACTCCTTGATCTGATTCAGGATGTAATACAATATTACCATTTTTCAATAAATTATACACATTCCAATTTTCATTTTTAAAAATAACCCAATTCCCTGTTTTCATAATTATTTATTTTTTGTAAACTTACGTATTTATTCTGAGACTAACAAACTTTTTAGTTCTTTTTTCACGGCGCGTAAAGCAGTTAGTTTAAAACTTGTCTTCATAGAACTATCTGATAACTCTTTTATTTCTGCTGTTAGTTCCTCAATACGTTTCTGAATTAATTCATTTTTAGCTTCATACCCAGCTTTGAATAAGTCTTTATTACGAATACAAGTGTTATCATAATTAGAAATTACATAGTCCTCTTGGTTAAATCCGTGTGTAAGAAAAAAGATGTCTAGCGCTTTCATTATTCTTCATCTTTAAAAATCGATTCATAAATTTTATAAAATCCCGCACCAAAAAGGGAAATAACAATAATTAAGAGAACTGTTTGAAGAAGTTCATTCTCAGTATTTCCGTATAACTTTATTACGAGAAAAAGAGTTAAGGTGCTAATAAAGCTTAATAATGCTTTCATAATCTATTTACAGTTTTAATTAATATTTCATCCAATTCTGCATTTGTAAGTTTACTCAAAACTACTTCAACAGATTTTATTAATTCAGGTCGTCGAGTAACTTCTTTATCTTCCTCAATAGTGTGCCCTAGTCTTCCAGCACTTTCAATTTGTGGTTGGATAGCAATCAACTGTTCTTCTGTCAGTATTTTACTTAAAGTACTTGGTCTAAAATCTTTAACACAAATTATCTCACAATTGATTTTATCTTTTAATCTCGGCAAAAAACATTTATGAAAAGATCTTGTACCAATTAAATCATTAGTTAAAGTTACAGAACCGTTCTTGTGTTTAATAACAAATCTTGAACCGCCAAAACCAAGTAGTTTTCGATCTGGACTTGTCAATCCTTCATTCCTATAAAACCCATTTTTGCTTAATAATGTAAAAGTATAATTTTCAATATTATCAACAGTATATTCACAATTATGACAAATAAAAGTTCCATACTTTTCACGTTGAACAATAATTTCTTCAATAGGTGTTGAGCTAGTTCCAGTATGACAAGAAGCACAGGCAGTTACATTAGTTGGATACCAAGAATAGTCACCAACAGCTTCTCTAATTTTAGCTCTCTCTTCTTTGAATAAATCATTTAATTGAATCACACCTAACTTTTTATACCTTTTTAAATATAAGTCAATTACTTTAGGATTCATGTCTCCTTTATACTGGAACACCCACTTTTTTAAATCTTCTGCCCTTTTATCATCACTGTGTCTTAAATCTTTTGCCTCGTTAAATATTAAGTGGTGGACTAAGTATATGCAGGTTAATCTTATTTTTTCGTATTTATTCATAATTTACATTTCAAAGGTTTTAGTTGGTTTATTTTCGGCGGGAAAAGAATTTAAAAACAGTTCTAAAACCCACTCCAACTCCAATATCTTATTAGTATACATAACTTCCTGTTCCTGATAATATCCATAAGTAGTAGAGCCCTCTTCCTTTTCTTTAGCTGACCAACGATATTGTTTTTGTTTGGTTATCCAAGCTTCTTTTTCTTCTTTGTAGCCAGCTAATTTTTGTTCTATTTTTTCTTTCATAATTATAAACATTTTTTGTTGATTTTTGGGCACACTTCTTTTTGCCACCACTCTGAACCATCATATTCTCCTCTTGAACTCCAAGTACCATCTTTATACCAAATAGTTCCACCTATTTCTTGACTTCCGTACCCATTGTCATATTCAAAATCTAATTCGTCTAAAAATTGTTGTAAGTCTGAAGTTGTATGATTTATTTTTAAAATAAATGTCCTCCCCTGCTTATGATATTCTATATAAGCGCATTTTAAATCAGAATTATTTACCTCATTAATAAACTCTTGTTTAGCATTTCTAGCCATAATTTTATATTTTAATTAATTCTTATTTCATTTGAAACACTTGGTGTAATATGTATTGAGGAGTCTTCACCACCATATTTATTCAAAACAAGATTACCAAAGTTATCTTCTGTAATCCTAAATTCATTATCGTTATTTTTTAATTTTATAACAATATTTCTAACTTCAATGAATTCACCATCCCTTATTATTTTTGCTTCCATTATATCTCTCTTTTAAAATAAAATTTAGTATCCTCTGAATGTGGTGTATTGATTTTACTCACTGACACTAATTCCCAACCTTCTAGTCCGAAGTCATTCAGGTTATTTTCACCTAAATTAGTATCTATTTTGTATTCGAATTTTTTCATAAATTTTGATTTAAAAGTTCAGGATTTTCATAAATGTTTCCAATTATTTCATAATAAATTGATGATTGTAAATTCTCTCCTTCATATCCAAATTCCTCATTTCTCAGCCAAAAACCAAAATGAGTTAAATCTACTACATCTCTATTAGCCTCTTTAATTGGAAGAGGATGTTGCCATCTTTCATCGTCGGCGTCCCAGTCTTCTGCTATCTCCCAATCAGCATCCATTTTAATTACGATATCTCCCTCATAAATTTCTAAGCCGTTTTTATCTTTTAATCCTGTATACTGTATTGGAGTTATAAAATATTTTTCAGGTTCTGTCAGATAATACCAAGCGTGCTCTTTATTTATATCCTCATGTACAATCATTGTCTTTCTATGTGTATCCCAAAATCTGAATTTTATTTCTCTCATTATTTTATAATTTTATTTGTTTTTCGCCGCAAAAAGAGTGAAAAACAGTTAATTTTAATGCAAATATAAATGATATTAATTTACTGTGCAAGTAAAAGATAAATTTATTTCTTATAATAGGTAAATAACAATATATCGAAATCAGGATTTTCCTTTAAGAAGTCTTCCAAATATTGATAAGGAGTGTTATTTTTATCATTTCCTTCTAGTAATTCACATAGATTTCTAGCACTACCGTATATAATATATAAACTTTTGTGTATAGTTGGTTTTCCTTTAGTTGAATCAAACCCATTTCTACCAAACATTCCCGCTAACTCTCCTTTTCTGCCTATTTTATTTTTATGTTCGGAAGTTAATGTTTTGCCTTTATGTGCTTGACTCATTTTTTCTTTAGCTTCATCTGTTCTTATTTTTCCTCGATTTCCATCTCCTATTCTATTTTTAGTTTCTTGACATACAACTCGGCGTTTTCCACCACATTGTTGTAACATGCAATTGAGTCCGTTTTTTTCTATCACATTATAAAAGTCTTGCCAATATCGCTCTCTACAATCTAAATCTTCTTCTGAGCATTTCTCAATAATTTCGAAAATGTGATTTTTTATGCTATGTTTGTTCAAACTTCTCCATAACCTTATTTGGAATTTACAATTATTTAAATTTTTATATTCTGCAAATCTTTCCTTGATATCAATTGCTTGTCCAATATAAACTTTTCCTGTTGGACTTGTTATTTTGTAAATTCCAGTTATAGCTGATTTTCGCTTATTTAAATAGTAACATTTTTTACATTTATGCCTATATCCATCATTATAGGACTTATCTTTTATAAACTCACTTAATTCTTTTTCAATATCACAGACCCTACATTTCTTTAATTCACACATATTTTAAAATAAAAATGCCTCTCAAAGTCTAAACTGGGTCTCAAGCAGTTCTTCATTCAAAAGGCTAAAATCGTTAGTTACCTTATGGTTTGAGACCGTAACATAGCGCTAATATACAACCTTTATTTTATATGTGCAAATTGCTTATTTTTGTTGTGTTGGTTTTGATGTTTTAATTTCATTTGGATATCCATATTTTTCTATAAGCCATTCTTTTTTATATAAATCATACTGTCTGGTAGTCGGAACTTTATTTACACAAAATTTAATATAATTTTCTTCTTCTTTATCCCTCTTTTTTTGTTCTATTTCAGCTTTTCTTTCTAACTCTAATCTTTCTGTCGTTCCATTAATGATATTTATTATTTTAAAACATTCTTTTATATAATAATCATAATCTATATAATATTCATTAATAGATTTCTCATGGTATTTATTAAAAATAGTTACTAAATTTCCACCAGCTTCAATTTCGATAATCTTCCCATCTTTTGTTTTACGGAAGGTTTTACCATTAGTCGATATATAATATCTGTTTGTTTTCTGTTGCTTTGTGACATTTTTATATAATTTGGTTTTATTCCCTTCTTCTAATAATTGCATTCCCGCCATATTTCCACCATTAGGAGGTATAAAAAATCCTTCTGTGTGTGCTTCATACCATCCAGCTTCAGTTAATTTCTGAACAGCTTCTAAATAAGAAATATCTTTATATTCGACATCTGAAATATCGCACGACCATCCATGAGAAGCATTAAAAGTTTTACAGAAATCATAAATATTATCATGTGCTTTAATTGTATCTTCAACAGGTATATTTTCCAAAAAGTATTTAGAGACGGCTAGAGCAACGATTCCTTGGCTAAACGACTTATGGTATTCCCCATCCTTTATCATCTCTGAATTTGGCTTAAAAGCACCTTTATACTTAACCTTATTAGTTTTCTGCGTTACGGCGATATACGAATTTACATCTCTGATGATCATTTGTGAATAAGCAACATATTCTAATACTAAATTAGTCTGTTTCTCCCATTCTTGACAAATTTCCCAATAAAGTCTTTTATGTTCTATAGGAATTTTAACTGTCAAACCGTCCGTATTGATTTGGAGCATAATTAAATCAGGAACTCTTGTTATTAACATTTCAGATAACATACATAAAGCTAATTGACCAGCAAGAGTAGTTTTCAAAGTATAAAGCGGAT